CGAAGAGTTATGTTCGTACCATTTCCAGACGTATTAACAAATACAGCTGTTGGTTCTAAAGTAAATGAAATTCACGCTTAATCTAAGAAGCATCGGACCCATCCAGATCGAAGCTACGAAGACTTATATAGCCACCAGTTGTGAAGCTTTTCCCGACGGTGTCTTTGAAGTCAGCTCTCTGGTTGCGCTTGTGCGCAAAGTTAAGTCCTACGGAGTTAAGCAGTGGACAGCTGGGCCTCACGTGCGGTTGTGGAATTTGTGCGAAAGCGAATTCCAAGACTGTGCTAAGCACCACTTCATCTCGTTTGAAGTTTGCTGCCCGTTCTGTGATCAGGTGTTTCAAACCGACCCAATACCGTCGAGCAAGATCTCCGGTTGGTGGTTGGTCTTCGTTGACGAGGTCAACAGAGGATCTATCACAACAGCACGCCGAAAGGAAGCTAAAGTTGTGCAAGGTAAATCCGACTGTTACATCGTCCGTTTCTCATACACCTGTAAAGAATGCATCGTTCACCACTTGGCTACGTCCTGCTGCTCACCAGCCTTCCGGCTGCAGCAGTGACTTACGATTGCGTCAGAGGGGACTGCCAAGCAGGACCCAATTGTCTGATGATGGCTCTGATGATACTGCTCACTACAGGAATGTGGTGGGTTGTCTCGCTAGGCCTATTCTGGATAGAGCTACGGCGTTATCGCTCAGCCGACGAGACGATCTCACGGCCGAAGCGGTTGCGACTCATTGGCGATCCTTACTTGGATCCCTGTGAAGGCATCATAGGTAGAACCTTAGATGACCAGACCGGGTTAGTACAAGAGATCGTTATACAACCTCGATGGTGGCACTTCATCAACCAGTCCTCCCCTACCATAAATCAGGATGAGGACAATGAGTGTGCCATCTTAGGGAACATCTATTCACAGGTTGATCCCTGTCGTGAACCGGGTAGTTTTGTGCTGCTTAAGGTTAACGAAGAGGTTGTAGGCGCCGGGTGTAGAGTAATTTACGACGGAGGAGACTACCTCCTGACTGCGCATCATGTGTGGTGTCAAGCACCGAATCAAATAGCCAAAGGTGGTAAAGTCGTCGGAATACCGACAGACATTAACCCATATTTGGCTTCAAAAGACAAGGTGCTAGACTTCGCCCTCATACCTGTGCCAGCTGCAGTGTGGTCTAACCTGGGTGTTAAATCCAGCAAGATCGCTAGTTTGCACCAACGCTCAAGCGTCACGGTTTACGGAGGCACTGCCTCTACCGCGTTGTTGAGTAGTTTTGGTATAGCTGAGGCTGATGAGAATCCGCTTAGGATTATTCACAAAGCCTCCACTGCTAGAGCATGGAGTGGGTCACCGCTATATAATTCCAAAGGCCAAGTTGTAGGTGTTCACCTTGGCTATGACCGACTCGGTTCTACTAATAGAGCCATGAATATCGGTTATGTTTTAAGGATCACCTCTAACAATGAGACCGCTCCCCCGGACCTCAATTTCATTGAAATTACCGAGGATGAAGCTCTCGATCGGCCGGTTTTCGATGAGTATGAAATCGAAGGCTTCGGGAAGATAAGAACCCGAGCTAGAGAGTACTACATACCGAAGAACAAAGACTGGAATAAGTATGGCAATGAGGATGATGATGCATTCTTCGATGTTCCCGTTGCTCTTTGGCTGAATTCCAATGAGACCATTGAGCAACCTTTAAACTTCAAAGGGGCCGCAAAACCTCCGCGCTTGCCGCCCTTGTTGAACTCGGGAACTACACCTGGGAAAGCGGAGGACACTATCCGCAAGGAGTCGGACTACAATTTGTTGGTAGATCGACTTGTCTCTTTAGAGAGAGCTCTAGAAAGACTCTCTCAGAGCGTCTTAAACTTGCAAGTGAAACCTTCCCAGAACTGCTCGACTACGACTGGCCCGCCAGAGGATCCAAAGCTGAGCTTAGCTCGCTCCTCCTCCAAGCCGAAAAGTTCAGATGCACCGAGCCACCAGAAAACCTCGCCAACTGTTGCGAGCAACTCGCCAGTAGGTACCCAGTTACCAGGCCCCGTTGTTGCTTCCGAACCGATCGATGGTCCTGGTCAGCAGTCGAAGAAGAAGTCAAGAGGCTTGCGGCGCAGGGGCAAGAAGTCTGCAAAGACTCAAGTCCCGGAAGCCCATTAGCCTCCCTCTGTAAGAGAAATCAAGATGTACTGGCAGCTCATCTTGATTTTATTGTTAAAGCTGTCACGGAGAGATTGTTTCTTCTGGCCGAGACTGAATTGCACGGCCTCAGTCCTGTTGAGTTAATCAATCAAGGTTGCTGTGACCCTGTGAGACTCTTTGTTAAGCAAGAGCCTCACACATTGAAGAAAATCAATGAGGGACGCTACAGA